GATGACAATATCATGCACGACCCCGATGTGCGTAAAATGGTTGAAAATGGTGAACACATCTGTCACATGTTTGACGCATATTGCCAAGCATGTGAAGATGATGAGGAGGATTCTGATGAGGAGGATGAGGAGGATTATGATGATGAAGTAAGGGTTTTGACTGAAGAAGAAGTTCAAAATGACCCTGAAATGACTGCTCATTTTTGTTAATTAAGATACTTAGACATGTTACTTATATCAATAGTATGAATCGCGTTGCTATAGATATAGATGAAGTACTCGTACATTTCGTTAAACCTATGGCTAAATACAATAAACTGAGAATGCCCACTAAAAACAAATACAATTACGTCTATAGGGACATGTTTAGTATCACGGAGAAGGAGTCGGCTAAAATGGTACATGATTTTTACGATTCCGATACATTTAAGAATTTAAAACCCATCCAACATTCGGAGATTGCTATTCGAAGCATGCGTGACAAGTGTGATAAGTTATATATCGTAACGGGTAGACAGTCACACGCTCGTGAGAATACAGAATCATGGTTAGATAAACACTTCCCAGGTATGTTCGATGACCTGATTCTTACGAATAGCTATTCACCACACGAAATACAGAAAGACGATATATGTAGATCGTTAAATATTGACACGATCATCGATGATAACGACATGATATGTGGGTTATGTAAAAATGCGGGTGTAAACAGTATTCATTTCGCGGGTTACGACGGGAGTGTATATCCGTGGTGTCACGAAGATTCTGATAGTGTGTTGAGTTGGTTAGAGTTACATGCGAAATTATGATTTATTTGTAACTAAGACAAACCCCATCAGAGTGGCTATTTCTATCAGGAGAAGTGTCTGTTGTGTCATGACAACCATTTTCGCTCTAGTTGATTTGGGGCTGAAGTCACCATATCCAACTGACGCCATCGTCGTAAAAGAAAAGTAAAAGGGGTCGATAAGGGACTTGAATCCAAATTCAATTGGATTCATCATGGCATATATAAGACCATATAATACGGTGATAACAATCACTGAAACTTGGACATACATTTATTATATAGATATATAATAAATGTTGTTAACCCTAACATTGTTAGGTATCATTTTATATATTTTAATAATTAGAACATATAAAGAATCCTATTTAAAATACGACTGTTTCTTACTATCACTCCCTGAATCAGTCGAACGACGGAAAACATTTATAAATAATCACGACCCGAACATCCCATTAGATATAGTCTATGGAATAAATACTAAGGTAATAGAAAATGCTGAAAAATTTCAACAGTATATAGATCCAGGGTATTATCGTCAAGCGGTTGCGATGCATTACAACAAATCCATCAAACGACCCGATATAACCTATTTCAATATGGGGGCGATTGGAGCCTATATGGGACACATTAACATAATGAAGAAGTGTATAAATAAAGGAGTTAAATACGCGTTAATTTTCGAGGATAATGTTACAGTGAAAAACAAACAATTCTACATGGAAGTACAAGATGTTATAGATGCTACGGGTGGTAATTTCGAGATGTGTTTCTTTCACTGTCTTTCAAGGAAAGTTGACAGGAAAGTGACAAATACTATTGAAGAAGTTTCATGGGTTTCTAGTATGAAGTGTTACCTTATCAATGTTAGAAATATGGAAAAATACATTAATTCATACTTTCCGATGGATAACCATGTCGACAACAAGACTGAAGATATAATAGCGAGGGGTGCGCGCGTATACTATAAAGATTTACGGGATAATATGGAAATAAATCGAACGCGCCCAAGTACGATAGCCCATCATGATCACGGAAAGAAAAACTTCTTCTCGAGGCAGAACCCGAGTCTCACCCCAGGTGATCTAGAGTACGGTTATTAAACGGAATCGACACGGGTTAACCCCCCATCCGTACTCTTCCTCTTCACTAAATTAAAAGCGCCTAGCCATCGGTTTACAGCATTTTTTGAATTTGTTAACGAGTTTGTATCATCATCCACGACAATACTCAAACCGTTACACACATCGGGTTTATTTTCCTTGTTCGGGAATTGAAAATGAAACGCTTTTATGGAAATAGCAGGGATGTCCGGTGCGTCATCCAGTAACCTATCATACTCTTCTCTACATTTCATAACAAAATCTAAAACGTCGCATCTATGTTTTACATCTAAAGAGAGTTCCATATCGATATTTCTATAGAACTTACACCATTGTATACACATCGCGGAATGCGATTCCGACAATTTCAAACTTTGACTGAATTTACTTATCGAAGTTAAAATACCCCCCATAACATTTAAAAACGCAAACACGTATTGTATCGCAATAATTCGTGTTTGTGTATCACTACTTGTATCACTATTCCCACTTGGATTGAGTACCGCAAACCCACCTACACCCGTTAAACTTGCTATCACGATACTCGGATAGGATAAATAATCATTTTGTTTCTTGAAAAAGAGTCTTGCATGATTATGTAACCATCTATAGCCCGCAGCTTTTTCAGCCCATTTTATTAATAATTTTTCTTGTTTTTCGCACCACATACACGGTTCCGAGCTAAGGTCTTTTTCGCTCATCCTACTGTGACGCGATATTTTTCTTTATGGTCTCCGCTGAATGTCGCGCAAGTTTATCGACTTCCTCATTTTTAGGGTTTCCGTTATGCGCTTTCACCCATTCCCATTCCACGAGGTTCAGTTTATTACGTGCTCGGTCAATTTCGATCCATATTTCTTTATTCTTCACCGCACTCCCGGTAGCAGTCTTCCATCCATTTATTTTCCAGTTCCTAATCCACGACGTAATACCATTCTTAACGTAGTTACTATCGGTATAAATACGCACCTCTTGAATATCGCGTCTGACACACTCTTCGAGAGCCTTTAGAATTGCAGTCATCTCCATCTTATTATTTGTTGTATTAACCTGTCCATCACATAATTTAAACTGATCACTAACCACACCCCAACCGCCGCATCCAGGGTTCCCAAGACAACTGCCATCAGTGTAAATCTCATACATGATTACTTATCGCGGTTTATCCTTATACTCTGAAGCCTTTTTGGGTGTTTTACATATGACATCACCACAATGATCCCTATTCTGATACACGGAATTTATGGATGTTGCCACTTCTTCACACGATTTAAGGGACCAACGTCCTAACATAGGTTTATCCACTTTAATTAAAAGGTCAAACACTTTCTTGAACATTATATTAAATGGGAGTGTTATATTTAAGTTTCTTAAAACAGTTCATCTTCAACTTCTATTTTAAGTTTGCAATCATCTTTCGGGTAAGTCACACATAACATGGTATAACCTCTCATCAGTTGATGTTCATCAAGACAGGATTGTGCATCCTGGCTTACACGACCCCATACTAATCTTGCCACACATACAGAACACGAACCTTTGCGACACGAATATGGGAGGTTGAGACCTTGTTCTTCCGCTGCATCTAGAATGTACGTTTCATCATCACACTCAAAGGTTTCATCACCACCGGGTGTAATGAGAGTAATTTTATAATTTGCACGGACAGCTACACGAGACTTCTTCTTGATAAGACGAGTTCGTGGTACGAGCGGTGGTCTAACATGACAAGTGGCAAGGGTAGACATACTATTTTAATATAAATATTATTTTTTAAATAACAGTGGTTTTTCCGGTTTGAAGAAATCATTAAACGGACACCCTTCGCATCGTCTATGACGTACCGCACATTTGAGTGCGTCGGCGTTCTTGATACAAGGTTTTTTCCGTTGTCGATAGGTTCGCCGCCGTGTAATTGCGTAAGTAAGGATCGATGTTTGACCTATAACTAACATACTACACTAGGGATTTTCAGTTTTAAATAGCATTATCGTGCACTTTAAAATTGAATTATACTTTATATTTTTTATTAATTAACCGAAACCAACAAATTAGTTGGAGAAGGCGAGGCCGCCCATACCGCTCTGGATGCGGAGGACGTTGTAGTTGACCGCGAACATGTTGAGCGTGGATTGATCGGTGTTACCCTTCGCGGTGACGATCGACACTTGCGCGTTATCGATGCGCGAGAAGTTGCATGTACCGGTGGGTTGGTGTTCCTCGGGCTTGAGCGCGAAGGAATACGAATAGACACCGGGCATGGGGGTACCGGAGTGATGGTTGAAGGATTGCACCTGGTTGAAGTACTTACCCGACTGCTCCTTGAAACGGTCTTGGCCGTTGAGCACGAGCTTCATCGTCTTGATGGTACCGACAGTCTCTTCATCGAAGGCAGTCGCGGTAGCACCCGCACCAGCCAGCAGCTTGGGGGCGTTACCGGCATCGGCGTCGACGTGCACCTTGGTGCCGGCGAGGTCCATGTTCGCGATGGAAGTGGACACAATGGCATCCGCATCCTGGGTGAAGTTCCACATGGCACAGTTGGACTGGTTGGACTCGGAGGCGCACCACACGAGCTCCTTCACGGGGTGGTTGTACGACAGACGGATCTGCTTGGTTTGTTCAGCGGCGGCGAGCGTGTCGGAACCAGTGTGCTGGACCTGCTCGATCAGGTATTCGTGACCCTTCTGGGCGAATCGACGACGTTCTTCCGTGTCCAGGTAGATGTAGTTGGCCCACACCTTGAAGGTCTTGGAAGAGTCCATGTACATTTCGAATTCACCCGACAAATCGAAATCCAAACGGACTTCGTGGTATTGCAGCGCGATGAGGGGAAGCGCCAAACCGGGGTTGCGGTTGAAGAAGAAAATCAGAGGGAGGAACACCTGACCTTCCGCACCGGAAGCGGTGACGACGGAACCAGTGGTCATCTTACCCCACGCGGTCTTCTTAGCGCTGTCGAGGTACAGCTCGGAGTACAAACGCCACCATTTCTGGTAGTGCTTGTCGATGCGCTGACCACCGATGGAAAGTTCGACATCCTTGATCGCACGCTCGGCGACCCATTCGTTGGAGAGGGCACCAGCGTTGGCGGAGATGACACCGAGGGTCGCAGCCTTCATTTCGACGTACATGTCAGCGACGAGATCACCGTTACGGGCAACGGTCACGGAGACGCGTCCGGAGTTAGCGGCAGTACCGTTGACGGTCTGCTCGATGTTCTCCATAGCGAAGTTGGTGTGGCGGCGGTAGACCGCCTGGAAGAAAGTAACCTTAGGGTTGCCAGTCAGGTAAACATCCTGGGCACCGTAAGCGACGAGTTGCATGAGACCACCGGCCATTTTGAGAGTATTGTATTATATACCAATATTTTATTTGAGCTGCGAAAAACACGGCACTATTTTTCCTCATCATAAATAAATGTCCAACTCCGAGATAACAGAACACATAACCCATCCACCTACGAACGAATCCGAATCCGAACAGGAATCTCAGTCTGGTAGCCAGCCTGAGAATGTTGACGATATTGATATGTCGGAATATGAAGATGAAGACGAAGATAATTTCGAACCTACGATGGAAGCTATTCTTGGTTCGACATTGGCAACCACTGAAGGTGATACCGTATGTAGCGCTCTCGTGAATTTGGGGTACCAGATGGAAATTCAAAACAAGATTTTAGTCAAACTTTTATCAATCCTCCAGAAGAAATAACGCCACTTAAAAAATGAATTCTATAATTAGAAAATGACTGACGCTGTTACACATTTTATCGATGAGACGGCAAATCGAGACGATGCGAACAGTGCCATGTGGACGAACCAAATCCAAACTTTTTCTCATGACGATGTCATGAAATTTCTTGTTCAACTGGAAGATATGTGGAAAATTAATAATCGCGACGACATCTATTTATCGTATCGTATCGGATATGAAAACTTTTTTACAAAAGAGGAATTGACAGAGGATGGCCTACCTGTATCTATTGATATTACACGTGTAGAATCTAAAGTCAAGCGTATGAATGAACGCCTCTGTGAACTGTACCATCGGTCTGATACATTAAACATGATGGATATAGAGGATGACAATGACATGAAACTGTCAGTTCGTATTAACCGCCTGATAGATCAGGTCGACGACGCGTGGCAAATCGTATTCCGCAACGCTCGTATTAGTGAACGCATTAATAACCCCACATATGTTCCAATTAACCCCGAAACCGACCCATCCATTTTCAGGATGTCTACTATCACGAATATTGAAGAATTGAACCCGTTCCAACAAGCTTTATTACAAACTCTCAAAGACCTGTACAGACGTCAAATCAGGAGATACAAGGGGCAGTGTTGCATTCAAATTAAGACCAGTGAGGGTGCCATGACCCGCGCATGGAAACCATTAGAAACGATCGAAGACTACGTTTACGGCGTGGCTAAGAAGGAAGTACAATTCGAACTATGGAAGAATTTGACAGCTCGAGCCCCTGGTCACGGAGATCTTATTCGACACTTAAAAAATACAAAGGATATGCAATTTCCCGAAATTAAAAAGAATCGTCATGTATGGTCATTCAAGAATGGTATATTCATCGGTAAGGAGTTCGACGACGTGCGTTCATCCATCGACGACCCGCATTGGCGCGCAAGTTTTTACACGTACGAGTCGAACGAGTTCAAAAACCTCGACCAAACCGTCGTAAGTAGTAAGTATTTCGATATGGAGTTTGAAGACTATAGCGACACGGATTGGCGAGATATTCCAACCCCATTTTTCGATTCTATCTTGAAATATCAACAACTTAATAAAGATGTATGTGAATGGATCTTCGCGCTCGGTGGGCGTTTGTGCTATGATGTGAATGAGATTGATAAGTGG